CCGTCATCTTTAGTGTATAATACTTCGTCAATTTTTTTATCAAATAATTTCCATAACTTGTAAGTTAAGTTTACATCTTGCTTTGCATATTCTTTTACGATCGATGCAGGAAGTTTATGCATGTTAGTCATCGGGTCCTTGACTGTGCCACCAGACCACTCTAATGTTTTCTGTTGCAAATCGTATTTATATTTTTCTTCGTTAAGATAATCTTTTGATAGTGCATCAAGTGAATATTTAAATCTGTTCTCATCAATAACAGATGCAGCTATCATTGTATCAACAATCCTACCTTTGATCATCATGCCTGTTACCGCTCTTATCCAACAGACATCATACATGGCATTGTGAAATACCTTTGTAATATTTTTGTTTTGAAATATCTTATTGTTTAAGACCTGCCATATCTTATCTATTCTTTGAAAAGATATGTCAGTATCAGAATGACGTAGAGGAAAATATGCAAGATCATTATCTGTTGCAACAGCTATACCACAGATAAAACCATCCTTACGTATTGCACCAGATCCTTTTGTTTTAAGATTTGGATCGTAAGTCTCTATGTCTATCGCAACAGTATCTATGCCGTTAAGATCTAGATCTTCTGGTGTGTTACACATTATAATCCCTCTCTATAATCATCTCTATAAAATGTATCGCTTTCAATAAGTCCTGTTTCTTCCCCTTGTCACGGTGTCTTATTATATATTTTATAGCACAACCCTCAGGATATAACAACTCATTCTCAACTACAAACTTGCTTGGTT